CACCTGATAGATGAACCGGAAGATATCTTTATTATTAAACGCTGAAATTAAATTTTAAACAAATCAATTCTATGTCTTAGCTGTAGAGTTTAAGATTGGGAGGACCAATGATAAAACCAAAGCTAAAATCATCAGCTGCGGCTTTGTATACTGTGTAAGTCGTTGTGGATGACTGTACAGGATACAGAACGGCGCGCAGCCTAGGGGCAGCAGAATCGTCGGTGATAACACCTAAGAAACTGCGCGCATAGAAGGGAAGACAAAACTCAATAAGGGGAGTCATGTCTGTAGAGGCTTGATAAGTAAAACCAATTTCGCTCTCAAATCCAAAAGGGGAAGTTTGTCCATTGGGGGCAGTGGGCACTAGAGGAGGATTCCATGTAAACGAGGTCGCAACATGGATTGGTGTAGTGGAAGTAATATATGCTTTGAATCGAACACCACCTCGCCAAAAACAGTATATACGAGATATTCTGTCAACGCGAGAGTTGGTGGAATTAACATTGTTTATTCCAAAATAAGCGGGATCTACACGAAGTCCGTCTGTAGTGGTCGTGGATATAACCGCAACTACCGAAAATTGCCTAGTTAAAGGCCGCAGGTTGTCATAAGCTTCGCCTACTGTATAAGAGGCCACAGTAGGATCGAAAGCTTTCCCATCCTTCTGAAGAAGGGGGGTAGCGGGAGGAATCACACCAGCTGGTGTATTAAGGTCTATGGGTATTGTAAGATCCGATTGCTCAGTCAACTTCGGGAGTTGCTTTTTGAATTCGGGGGCGGGTGTGGGATCAACAGGTCCAACATCAAGGCACGCGGGGATAGCGAAGCGGATGTCATGTCCACCTCCAGCAAAGAGATTCAACTGGATGGTTTGGGGAACATTTTCAGGGCAACGCAAGGGTGTGTCAACATAGATGACGCACATTCCCTGGGAGGAAGCGAGGGCGCTAAGGTTTGCGTAAGTAAAACGCGTACCAGTACTATCGCGAGACGCAATAGTACGCCTCAACCAGGGAACATTCATCACCCATGGCACAGCAAACGTGCATGTTGAAGAACATTGTAAATCACACACCACCTTAGGGGCGGAGGCGACTAGGTTTCTATCGATTGTAGTTCCAATAGTTATGGCTGTGTGTCCAGAAATAAATGCGAAAGTAAGGCGACCTGAGTAGAATTGATTGCAAACGGCGTCAATACGATATATAATCGTACCGGCCCATTGAGCAAACATATGTGATACATAGGCTAACAGGGTTGGGGTTACTTCCGTAAGTGATTGCTGGCCACAGAAGCCAGGAGATACGGGAAAAGAATTGATGACGTAGAGCGGAGGGTACGTCGTGGACCAGTCGAAATCTTCAAGATAACATTGTCTAGAACAGACTTCGACTATGTCCATTTCATCTTTCTTGGAATTGAAAAGGATATTGTCAGCTGTAAGTGAATTAAGAGCGGATCCACACAGCATAACTGAGTCATCGCTTCCGTCGCTATTGGCGGCGTAGCGCATGGGGTACTGAACCATATTCTGGGTTACGGCTTGGGTCTGAGGTTTACTCAATCCAATAGATCGGAGAGTAGGACCGAGAGCCTGAGCTAGCCAATCCACAGCAGCTCCAGCTTCACTAACATAGGGAATGCCAGTGGAAGCAAGAGCTCCTGCGAATTTTCCAACTGAGGCGACGGTTGTTGAGATAGAACCAGTCGTTGCTTGTTGGTGGGCTTCAGATTGTAAAGAAATTGTTGGAATCACTTTCTTCTTTTTCTTGCTTTTACGACTTCGAGGAAGTAAGGGGGCAGGGGTGACAGTGTTAGCAGTTCGGACGGAGAGCGAAAAGTCTCGAACATTAACATAGACACTGATAAAAGCATTATCAGCAGCTGTAGTGGAGTCAAGTACATTAAATACCATTAGATGTACTTGAGCCCAGGGATACGCAGATTTAAAATCATAAGCGACTTGATCATATACAAAAGGAACTGTAAGTTCAAGATCGGTTTGAGATCCATTATCTAAGAATCCGTGCTGATATCCAGTAATAGAAGTTTTGCTTTGGAAGTTGCGGTAGTTACCTGTTTTAGTGGGCATAGGTTCAACTACTGCAATGAGACGTCCGTTGGCAAATTTATTACCGTTGAGTTTGAAAGTGAGGACAACGTTACAACGCAGGAACCGAAAATCAGAGAGTTTTCGAGCATTAACATCAAGTATCCAGAGTAGGTCGGGCACCACATACGTGGCTAAGATATCTAGAGGGTTGTCAAGGACAGACCATTCAACATTGTCGATCGGGGCGGCCGTATCGAGAAAAGTGTCGATGGTGTGTTTATCAGTTTCTTCGAAAGTTCTAAGGCTTCCGGGAAGACCTAATATGTTTTCTGATCCTATAGTCGAGCTAGGAGCTTGGTCTTCGAATTGGGTAATTGAGCGACTATAAGAGTTGGTTTGGGTTGTTTTTCCGTGGTCAGCTGTGCTAAGAGATTACCGGGGTGTAGCACAAAACACCGCGATTCCGTAATTTTCAACAGGAGGCTAGTGAAGCACTGTTGGACAATTCTTTTAAAGTGCATTGACAGGCACTTGCTCATCATATTTCATAGATTACTAACTATGAGTATGACTCGGGTTGGGAGACTTAACCAACCCCGGCTTCAACGAACTAGTAGAAGACAGAAGTATCAACGAGATTTTGATTCTCGAAGATACTTTCAAGATATGCTTCGCGTGAAGATTGAATGAATGGATAGTGGGCTTTATGAGCAGCACGTGTAATTATTTTTGACCAATAATTATACACGTCTTTGGGGTGTAAAGCAAGCTCACGTAAACAATTTTCAATCGACATGCAGATGTCAGCATTAGTCGAGTCTTCAAATTGCCAGTTCGGAATTTCTAAGATAGTGGGCAGGTCAAGTCGTCCAATATGGATCTTTCTTTCATTGTCAAAGAAGAAATCTCGCTTCAGGAATGTTACTTCCTGAAGATGTCTGAAGGTTTTAACATCTCCAGTCTTTTTCTCATCAGTATAGGTCATACCGATTTGAGAGATTTCTCGTTTGATATTTTCGAGATTGAACCATGGGGCAACAAAGTCATCGATACCTAGAACATTGTCATCACCAAACGAGATCATGGTTACATGTTTATGAAACGCATGTTTAACAGGATCTAATTTTTGAGCAGATAACAATTTGTAGTATACATATCGGAAGAGCAAGCAGAGATACATAGTGTTAATGAATGTGGTCATCAGGTTTCCACTAGGATTAGCAGCGAATAAAGTGTAAAAGAATCCGTTGTTAATGTGGAGAGCACCAATAACTGACGTCCAAATAACACGACGTATGTCGGCATTTTCAGGACCGTCATTATACCAGTGATTTACAATTTCGACGATGGCCATAAGTATGGCACGTTTCTCAGTACCGTCGATATTTTCAAAATCACCAGCAATTATGCGGTCCCCTTTCTTTAACAGGTGTTCAGCAAGAACTTCCCATTCAAATGAGGCAGGATTGATTCCTACGGCACTTTCATTGTCGATGCGATTGTGCATCATCCAGGAAATGAAAGAACCGAAGTACATCCTCATAAGGATGGTAAGGTCCAGCGGTCCAGCTGAAAAGAGTCGGGTTTTCAATTGTTCGATTTTCTCGAACAATCTTTTTTCATCCTTGAGACAGTCTTGAAAGACTGCTTCAAGGGCAATGCCTTGTTTAGCGAGAGATTCACGCAAGAACACAAGGTCAATAAGTTCTTGCTTTAGGATACGGGTTTCAAAATTAATGGCAGGGTGTTTTCCTTTTCCAGGAAACATCTTCTTTAAGAGCCAACCCATAGATGTATCAGATTTCAAAGAAGATAGAAAAGGGTCACCTTCTACACCAAACACAGCTTCATCAATGGTTAACAATCTACGATCGATCGGCATCTTGTGGATGCTATCAATCATATTAATATAGTTGTCAACAGATTTTTGAAGATATGCAGGGTCTATAAAGGCATCAGAACGAACGAATTTGCGAAGAGCTTTCGTGTTGGGATCAATAATGAATTCACAACCATCTGGAGTGATGATGGTTTGTGGTTTAAGAATAGCAGGTGCTTTATTACGTGGCAATACTTGTTGTTGACCGATCTTAGACAGTCGAATACGGGATTCGGTACTTCGATATGTCTTTTCAAAAGTGGGATGAAAATTAAGGGGCGGATCGGGGTCTACAACAGTTGCTAGGTATTCGGCACCTTGGAGAGTCACAGGGTCAGTAGTAATGATTTTTGTGGAACCATTATAACCTTCACTATGTTCTCCATCAGCAGAAATGGGATTAACTTTGGAATACATGTCGAGGTCAGAGTAGGCACGCTCTAACTGTTCACGTGTTATGATAACACTATAACCAGTTTGAGTGGACTCTACCTCACCAAAATGTAAACCAAAAATACGTTGAGCGTTGGGTAGATGTGTGTAACGAGCTACACAGATACCACCACAATCACCAGCTTTACCGTGAAACTTATACATAGCACTTTGAGGAGCAACTCTTGTGGTCGAGTCACCTCCAGTTACTTTGTATTCGTAATCACGTAAGTTGATATGGACTTGTTCTATATCACGTATTTGAATAGAGGCGGTTTGATGGAGTATAGGAAGTGGTTTCTTTTCATCGATACACACTGATACGAGGGCTACGGGCCTTTCATGGACTTTTAAGAGAGCTTGAGAGTCAACAAAATAGGGACGTAGTGACTTCATACCAGGAATGTAACAACGATATGGGATTCGGATCATTACGGCGTCAATGTCAGTAGTGTCAGTTGTGTCTTTGAGAAAACACCAATGGCACTCTTTCAATGGAATTCGGATATTCGCAAAGGTTATTCCTTTACCAGGAAAGACGAGTTGTAAAAAGTCATCATTCTTGATATTGGACAAGGAATGACCAACCATGATAAAAGTCATGGTGTCGAGAAAGAGTATATTGGATGCACCTTTTCCGGTTTCGGTGAATGCACGCGCTAATTGTGCTGATATTTTGGTTACCAGCATTTTAGCGTTAGCATCACTTGCACCGTTGGGTTCAACAAAGAGCTTGTCGAACATCGGGTTAACATCCATTGGTGTAATAATATCACCACGGCGAAGAGGTCCTTCACCTTGATGAGTAATATTAGTAGTAGGAGGAGTAATAATTGAGTTAGTATGAGTAGTGTGAGTAACAACACCCGGATATACACCAGACGCACCTTGAAGGGTGAGACTGGTTTCTTTCCAAGTGTTGTAGAGTAAAGTTCCGGCAGCAATGCCGGTTATGAGAAGACTAACAAAAGCACATATTTTAAGCGTGCTTGTTTTAGATTCTTCTGGAGCGATAGCCTTGTCGATAGCTTCTTTCGAAGGTTCAACAGGAGGCGTATTGAGGGCGGGTATGAGTAATCGGGCAGCATAGAAGCGAATGACGTTAAGAGGTACGTCAACAGGAAATAAAAATTCTTCTATGGAATTGTCATCAATATCAATGTTTGTAAAATAACACCAAAAATTGTCAAATTCTTCTGCAGAGCAGTAAGTGGAAAAAGTATTGACAGAAGTTTTGGCTTTGACAATAATATCGAGAGGACAGTAGGCGAGGGCAGGTACGTCGCTTCTATCTGTACAGATTTTGGATACTGCACGGATAGCTTCAGTTTCATCATCGAGTATGGATTTGACAGCATCAATGATGTCTGCTTTGGACACGTGTTTACGATTTCTCTTATCCACGTGTTTGCAAAGCTCACACTCATGTGATGCTGTCGTCTTGGTGGATATCTGAAGTTTGCTAGATTTAAAAATGCGGGGTGGGAGAATTAACGATGTGAGGCCCGTCACTGAAATATTCATATCAATGGGGCCAAATGGATCAGGAACAGAGAACGAAGATTCGGAAAAGTCATAATCAAAATCAGGCAACTCATCTTTAGCGGAGGAGGAACTAGAAGATGATGAAGATTGAGATACAGATGGAGAAGAATTTGGAGGAAAATGTATTTTATTTGTATTAACATTATGAGCAGGGACATTTGCCATTTCCATAATTTTGGAATAAGCAAATGACCATTTGTCTTCTACATTTTGGAGTTCTAAATATTCTTCAGATTCGCGCCATTCGGCGTCGGGGGCAACTTTATTGAGGCGGGAAATAAAATCTGTATTAAGAGAGTCACGAACATGGGCTAAACCCATGGAATAACTTTTCTTATCTTTGGTAGTATAATAATCAGAGAAGGCATCAAGAAATTGTTGTTGAATGGAGTTCAAAGTGGTGAACTTGCGCTTTTCAACAAGGCGCATGAAATAGTCGAAAACTTCAGAGTTTTTCCAATTGTGTTTTATATTTGCAACACTATTGACAAAAACATCTTCAATTTTCTTCATCATTTCAAATTCGCGTTGATAATAGATAGAAAAGACATTATAAACATATTGGGCAAGAGTTTCGTTAGACAGAGTGATTGGTTTGGTTGGTTTTTCACCAAACACAGAGTCAACAACATATTCATTTTTTGCAGTACAAGTTATAATAATGTCAAGGCGGCGGAGAACGGCGGCAGGGGTGGTTACGGATTTAACCACAGATTTATCAATGCGGGGGAGATTCGAAGTGAGGATAACGATTGGGGAAGTAAAATATTTGAGACCTTTTTGGTCACATTGGGCCATATTGAGCATAAAATCAGCGATATTCTTCATTTGAATGAGCGTGAAGAAATCACCTGAAGGATTAGTTTGGGAGTCAACAAGTTGGCCCCAATCGTCAATGACACAAATGAGCTGGTTATTATAATCATCCCAGTATTCTAAAGTATTATTTCTGTAATAAACAGAATATAAATCTTTAGTACCGAGGAATAAAAAAGAGAGAGCAGTGGCGAGTCCACGGACAGCGGTAGATTTACCGTGTCCGGATTCACCTTTGATTTCAACGACGAACGAAGGAACACATCCAGAACGAGCGCTGGACGCTTCTTTAACAGCTATTTCACGAGCATGGTCTAATACGTTAATGGCATTGTTAAGAGCATTAATAAGTGGCATATTATCGGAAGTAATGGCTAACCGATATGCTTTCTTAATTTCAGCATCAACATACAAATAAACAGGGGGAGGATAACGAGTTGGATTAGCTTTCATATTAGCGACTGCAATGAGTAGTGATTGAACGGAATTTTGTTTGACATGACGTGAATAACCATAATACCATGTGTGAACTGAGTCAATGACCCAGTCCCACATAGTCTTAAGTTTATCCACAATCTTTTCAAAACTAGTCACACCACGTTCAACAATGGTGCAGTTTTTACAAGCGGTGAGGAAAGATTGAATACGATTTGTAAAACAGGTACTTTTGACATTGTTGAACAATTTGCCAATGGTGGCAAGGAGCCAGAATTCGGATTTAACGGATTCTAGATCATCATCACCTTGAAGAGTGAGGTCAGTAGCGTGTGGACCAAAATGTTCTAACATATCGTCAGAATCAAATAACATGGTACCAGAAACTAAAAGAGCGGTTCCTGATAACATGAACTTGAACATCATGGTTAAGATTTTGGATAAAGATTGGAGTTTATTACAATTGAAGATGGTGGAGAGGAGATATAGAGCAACTCCAGCAACACCAACTGCAATACTAAGAATAAAAGCAGAATTGGACATAAGAGTGTTAAAATATGTATAGACATATTCATATATAGAGCTAAAAATATTATTGTCAAAGATAGATTTGAGTTTATCTTTGAACGATTCATATGAATTGACAGCAGTTGAAAAGAAAGTAGCAGTTTTGTCTACATTTGTAAAGGCGGTGTAGACACGGCGAGCAGATTGTTTAAGTGAGGAACTAAGATTTCCTTGAAGGTTGATATTTGGGAGATCATCATTACCTTGGAGGGTTAATAATAGTTCATTGAGATATTGAAAACAAGAGGTTTCGGGAATATGGTCAGACTGTTCAGTGAGCAAATCAGTCATAGATGGTTTAATATAAGAAGTGTTGGTAACGTGTTTGAGAATATCAGATTCAGCAACTTGAGTTCTCGCTTTAGTAGTAAGGACAACATTGTGGGTGACATCCTTTGTAGGTTGAGGAGGTTTGTCACCATCGAGAATACAGAGGGTAGCATGGCAGGCTTCTATTTGAGTTGGATAGCCTATATACTTGAATTCAGGAGGGAATGCAACACGTAAATGGCATTCTTTGGAACATTTCTTTTTCTTAGCACAAAAGCAAAAGTACTTATAAACGGGATTAGTATTGGGAGCTAAATCCCAATGATGGCCTAATAATGGTAAATACACTCGAGTGAAGTCGCGATAGAGCGTGCGACAAGCACAAGAAGTATAATCATTATATAGGTTACGAAGAACATTACACCAAATTTTGCGTTTCCAGCCAATATGTTTGGTAGGTTGGAATTCGCGGTGGAGATAGGATTTGGTATAAACGGGGGGCTGGGAATAAGTCTTAAGTTTTTGCAACTTAGTTAAAATAATTTGATTGGACGTATAGTCTGAATTGTGTCGATTTTCACGATCACGTTCAGCTACAAAGGTCTTCACAACTTCTTTATCGTTGTGGTTTAATTGAGAAAGAACATAAGCTTCATATTCGGCTTGGGGCATAGGTTTGAGGGTAACGGGTTTGAGAGTTTCTACAACTTCATCAAACTCTTTCTTAGGATCATAACCTTTCTTTTGTCGTTTACGATCCACAGATTTTGCAAACTGTGAATTGTAAGTAGGTTGTTTATCGGTACGAGTAATAGAGCAACTAGAAAGGGCAGCGACAAGTTTTTGATTGTCGACAGGGGTCACGGACACAGGATTAGCGGTAGTTAAATTTGGAATAAGAGAATTGACATTGTCATTAATTTCGTTAATTTCTTGCGCGTTGTTTAATCTACGTTCTGTGTTTGTAATCATAATTGGGAATCGGGGGGGGGGGTGTTTTTGTAAGTTTTCCTTAGGGTCGCAACATCCGACGGGTATTTAATCCGTCGCATATGGGAACACTAAATACATGCTTTGTTGGCCCGGCAATTATTGATGCTTCCGGGTCTATGTATAAAATAGTGTTTAACGTTAGATGAAACATGACTTCACGACTTGCAGCTTACAAACTGTGCGAAGTTGGAGTTTCACATACGTGTATACAATCATCCGTATACAAGGGAATTTTAATGGTAAATATTCATAATCAGGTAATGCACGCTGGAACGAGGCGCGCGCAACTACAGTTTCGGTTTTGAGCCTCAGGTTGGTCCTCTCGGAAATCAGAGCCTGATAGATACTATACGGTCCCACTTAAGGGCGCGTTAATAAAAGCAACCTCTCACTGCCAATTAGCAAGTTAACATAATGAGATACACTGTTAAAATTTTAATCAGATAGATGAGTAGGGCGGGTTAAAGATATATGAGCAATTTATTTTTAGGGGTTTTGGGATTATTTAAATGTTTTTGTTTTTATTTGAATAAGGGTTTAATAATAAAGATTTCACAAAAAGGCGTTTGATCTGGTTTCGATTTCAGCTTTTGAAGGCTGCGCTCGTGCCACATGTCCGTACGGGTATAATTAAATGACC